GATGGTGAAAGATGCGCTATTTGTTCCTGACGTTCCTAAATTGCCGTTATAGGCCACTACGCAACTATTTGAAGTCCTATTTTGATACGTCAAGAGGTAATCGCCATTTGAGAGCGAGTTGGAATCAATAATTTGAGTTTCGTTGTCAAACCGCTGTACCAAATTTCCGCCCAAAGTCCACAATCCTATCGTCGGCGCGTCTCCTCCAAAGAGCATATCAGCATCACTGTATTCGCAGATTCCGAAAACAGCGTAATCACCCGAACCAATCACACTTGATGGCATAATTAGCACGCCATTATTCCCGTCAATAGCCGCGTTTGAGCCTATCAAAACAACCCCCGTCGCAGCGTCGTAAATTTTCGGCTGCAATGCGTTTGAACCTTGCGTTGGATGATTCCCGCTGCCGTCCTGATTGTACCACGTCTTCACGAATCCGTCCGTGCCTGCGCAAAACGTGGCAATCGCTGCCGTGTCGAGGTCGATGCCGTCGAACCCGATGTCCTGCTCGGCGTTGTCGGAAGCGCGGCGGATGCGCATACAATCGCCTGTGTAATCAGGCACAAGCAGCACGGGCGCGATAGCAACGGCAAGGTCGGCGGTGTAGCCGTCAAGCAGCGCATTAACTTCGGGCACGTCCTCCCACGTCTGCGCAAGCGTGAACGGAATGCTGCCGTACGTGCTTCCCTTAAGCAGCGCGTTGAAAATGGGCACGGTCTCCGCATAGGTGCGGTTATCGGCGTATGTGCCGACGAGCGTCCACGTGGTCACGTCGGTGTCGGCAAAACTCACGGAGCGATACCACGCTTTGCGCACGATTTTATTGCCCTCGCTTGGGGTGTCGCTTTGCTGCGTGATTTCCTCGCCGTGGCCGTCGGCTTGCACGGTCAGGTATCGCTCGATGGTCAGGGTGGCGTCGGCGGCTTGGCGGGCGGTGCTTGCTTCGTCGTTGTAGCGTCCGAGGAAGTAGGTGATATTGTTGGGCAGCGCGGGAATCGTGCCGCCCGTTTCGGGGATGACGCGCCAAATGCTGTCCACCGCATCCCACCGCAAAAGCGACTTGTTTGGGATGAGCTCTGGGTCGGTGATTTCAACGTCGCGGAGGTCGTTGAGTGACGGAATTATTTCACTGCCCGCCGTCCATTGATTCCCGTTCCAGCGCAGAACGCTATTGACCGGGGCGTTGCTTACAAACACATTGTCCAAGTCCTCCAGCGCCCGCGAAGGTGTCCACGTGCGGACGTACACGCGGCCCGTGTTTACGTGTTTGCGCAGTACGATGGCGCAGGGAATTTTTGCAAACGGCTGCGTCGAACTCACATTGTTGAACGAGGTGTCCAAAAAGTCAAGCCCGTTATCAATTGTGATGCGAAATTCATTCGACGGATAGAGGATGTCGCCTACATTAAATTGTATTGTGTTGAGGTTGTAAATCGCGCCCGTCTGCCTTGCGTATCCTGTTTCGCCGTTGGCTAAGTCGGCAGAGAGTAGGCCAATAAACCGCTTTCCGTCTTGCGTGGCGTTGTACACTTCGACTTGGATTTGATCGCCTTGGACACCCGTAGCACGCAAGGGAGTGCCCGCGAACAATGTGCCACCCGTTTGGTTGATTACGCGAATGCCGATTTTAGTTGACGCGCCGTTTATCCACGTGGCGGTGTCTTGGTCGTAGACCAGTGCCTCGTGGTCTTGCGGGTCGTCGAGCTCCACGTCGGTCAAGCTGCCAAGCGCGCTTGCGGCGTCACCCCATTCGAGCGCGTCGCCTTCCGCGTTCATGACTAGGGCCTGCCCTTCTGTGCCGTAGGTGCTTGGCGTGTCGGCAAGGCGCAGAATAGTCAGCAGGTCAATCGGCTGCCCCGTGGCAATTTGGGCGTCGTCGCGGCTTATGCGGATAATAAACCCCGCGGTCATTGCGTAGCGGCGAGGGCTGTCAAAAACGTCGGTATCTGTGGTGGAGTATTGGACGCTGTCAACATTGACGCCGTTGTACGTTCCGCGGACGCGATCGATAGCCGAGCGGATGGCGCTGGCAAGGTCGGCGCAGGTGTCGTAGTTGTCGGCTACTGCGGTGATGTCCATGCTCACCTCGTCGATTTTCGCAGGGCCGTCGTTCGTATCGTCGGGGTCTACGCTGATGACTTCGTAGACGACGAACGGCGTGGGGGCTTCCTGCTCGGCGAGTTCGGGGTAAATGCGCGTGCCGCAGATGTCCGTGACGCTTGTGGCGTTGGACAGGAGGTAATAGATGGCTTTGCCTGCGTTCATTTCTTCGCTGCTTTTTCAATGGCTTTCTTGTATTCCTTCTCCAACTTATGAAGCGCGGGGCCTTGCGACTTGCGTTTGCCGCGCTGCATTGCGCCTTTGTTGGGGCCTTCTCCAAAGTACTGCAAGCCGCTTTCGACAATGCCCGCGAACCAACCGTCCTTGCGGTCGAGCCTTCCCGTGGCGCGCGGGCCTACCCACATGGCGGTTTCCTGTCGGATTTTCCACGCGACGATGGAACGCTTGAGGGTTCCCGGTTCAATGTCGTAGGAAGGCCCGCGCTTGCCGCCCTGCTTGCCTGAGCGCCGAACGCGCACCACGACGGGGCTATCCTCTCGTCCTGCATGAACTTCTTTGCAACCTTGGCGACCTTGCGGTGAATCTTGAGCTGCTCCTCCTCGTCCTTGATGGCTTTGCGCAGGTGCTCGAATTTCCGTTCGATTTCGCGCATGTCCACGCCGATGTTTACAAACCCGCCTTGCGCGACGTTCGACACACCGAGCGAACCGAGCCCGCCCGTCGATCGCGGCACATGGCCTGCTGACAGCTTCTTACCTAATCCCATTACGTCGTCGTGGTTTCGCAGACGATGACGAGCTCGGCGTTGCGTCCGATTTCCTCGACGCCCTTGATGTCGTATGTACGGGTCGCGTAGGTCAGGCGGTCGTCGGCTTTGATGCCGCGCGTGGTGGCGCTGCTCCTGACCTTGAAATACAGCGTTTGGCGGGCGACGTCTTGCGCGTTGTTCGTCACGGATTCACCGATGCCGCTGGACTTCATCAGCTCAGCCCATACGGTCGTAACCGTTGCCCACGACGCTACGCGCTCGCCGTAGCCGTTCGTCGAGTAGGTGGCGCGCTCAATGGTCACGCGGCGGTCGAGCTTGCCGATAATCATAGCGAGCGGTATTGGGAGAGCATCGTGTAAATGCCCATCGGCTTCTCTATGAGTTTGGCGGGGGTCACGGCCATGCGGTTCTCGTACAAATGAGCGGCGTAATTCTTAACGGCGAGCAGCAACTGCTCCGGGACATTGGAGGTGGTGTAGCCGCCCGACATGATGACCTTAACGGGGTGGTAGCGGTCGGCTACAAGCGAGGGCGCGCCTTGGAACCAAACGCGCGGCTGCGAGCTGACAACGTCGGCGGTGTATTTTGAGGTGTCGAGCGTCGCGTAATCGGTGGAGCCTGACGCGATGATTTCCACGCTTGTGACGCTGTCAATTTGGGAGACCATCAGCCGCCCGTTGTAGTAGCCGTCGAGGTACGCCGTGATTACCTGCGTCCCAAAATAGACCTGACAGTAGCTCTGCACGAACTCAAAAGCGGCGGCGCGGGTAGCTTGGACGATGGTGTCGTCGTCGTCGTGGTCGATGCGCAGCCACAGCTTGAGCTCGTCGTCGGAGATGAAGGTGGAGAAGTCGGTGCCTCCCGCGTTGGTGATGATCATGCCCCGAATTTACGACACGCCCAAAAACAGAAAGAGCCGCCCGTGGGCAGCTCCTTCCGTGTCGGGGGTCGTCCGATTACGTGAGGGCGTTGGCCTTGCAGATAGCGCCTGCCTGACGGATGGCGAAGTCATACCAGCGAGAGAGCACGAGCTCCACCTGACCTTCACGCGAGTAGGTCGCGCGGTTGATTTCCAAATCCAAGCCACCGAAGTAGGCGAGGATGGTAGCCTGCGTGAAGTTGCCAAACAGCATCACACCCGCGTCGGTCGTCGTGTCGGCGAGTTTGCCGTCGGCGAGGTGCGGGGTAGCAATTGCACGGCGGTCGTTGAACTGTCCTCCGTCCCACAATGCGTTGACGCCCGTAACCCGCACTTCTTCCTGCGAGAGCTGCCAAGCGAGCGGAGACATGACGTAGACGCCGTTCGTGTGGTCGCCGCCTGCACTCATGACCGACTTAATCATCGCGTTGGCGATGGACGCGTTCAGCGCGGTGTCGCCGCTTGTCACCTCGGTAATGGACGCACCCGCGAACGTGGCAAGTCCGGTTTTGTCCATGTCAGCAATAAGTCCACGGTTCAATTCACCAAGGATAAAGTTCGCCACGCCGTCGCCGCCTTGGAGCAGTAACTGCTTCGAGTACTTGGTGTAGTAGCCCGCCTTCTTCGCTGTGAGCGTCACCTCGTCGAGCTCCATGCCTGATGCAGCTACTGCGGTCACTTCGCCGACCGCCGTGTCGAGGGTCGGGTTCACAGACGTGCGGGGCAGCTTCATGTTTTCCATTGCGCCG